ACCCTTATAATATTTAGGAGATTTATGGCTATTCACGATTTAACAAAAAAAACTAGAGCCAGCACAGGGCAAAAAATTACTTTACTAGGTCCAGCTGATAATACTATGAGGGTAACAAAATTAGAAAACAGAATTAACAATCAAGAAGAAAAACTTGATAAAATATTAGAGTTATTACAGCATGGCAACAACTTATCTAACACTCACAAACAAAGTACTTAGAGAATTAAACGAGACAGAGTTAACCTCTAGTACGTTTAGTTCTAGTAGAGGTATCCAAACTGCTGTCAAAGATTTTATTAATAAAGGTATACATGATGTTTACAACGAAGCATCAGAAGTACCTTTATTGTATGCTAGAACTACACAAAATTTAACTACTGGTGATAAAGAATATGATTTTCCAGCAGACTTTAGAAAGATAGATAGAGATTCATTTACTATTGGTCCAAGAGAATTAGTAACTAATGGTGAGTTTACATCTAATATAAATAGTTGGACTACTGGAGATGGATCACCATCTTATAGTTCAAGTGGTAATGGTAGATTAAATTTAAATAGTTCAGCAGCATATCAATCTGTTGAAACTGTAGTAAATAAAGAATATAAATTACAAGTTAGAGTATTAAGTCCTAATAGTTCTAGCACTGCATTAATTGTCAGAGTTGGAACATCAGCAGGTGGCACACAAAATTTAGATACTACAATAGCTGTATCAGATTTTGGACAAGGTGCTATATTAAATACTACATTTACAGCTACAGCAAAATCATCTTTTATATATTTAGAAGCATCTAGTGTTCAATTAGATGTAGATTATGTTAGATGTTCTAGAAGTGATACAACTAGACAAAAAGTATTATATATATCATATGATGATTATTTACAAAATTATAAACAAATAGATGACAGAAATGATAGTGATGTATTTGGTACACCAGCTAAAGTTTATATACTACCAAACTTTACAGCATTTGGTGTAACACCAATACCTAGTAGTGATGAAATGACATTATCATATAACTACTATACAACACATACAGATTTATCTGCACATGGTGATAACATGTCATTACCAGATAGATTTAGTTCATTAATTATAGATAGAGCAAAATATTATGTGTACATGTTAAGATCAGATCCACAACATGCACAATTAGCAGATAGAGATTATCAAAGAAAACTAAGATTATTTAAAACTGATTATTCTACAAAAGCAGATTACATGAGATCTGATGTTAGAATATATAACGTAATGTCAGATAGGTAATAAATGCCAACTACAGATTTAATTTCACCATTCGTAGTGAGTTGTGCTGGAGGGCTAACACTTAATAAAGATGTGTTTTCTATGGCTCCTGGTGAAGCACTTATACTACAGAACTTTGAACCTGATATTAAAGGTGGGTACAGAAGAGTTGGTGGTACAGCTTTATATAATAGTAATATAGTTCCAGAAGGATCTAGTCATACTGGTAAAACTGTAGATTGCTCAATAGTATTTAATGGTCAGATAATAGTTGCAAGAGGTGGTGATATATCTAGAGGAACTACAACAGGTAGTTTTACAAGTTTAACAACTGGTTTAGGTACAGCAACTGCAGCTTATGACTTTGAAAAATTTAATTTTGATGGCACAGATAAAGTTATTATTGCAACAGGACATTCACCTGCACAAATAATTAATTCTAGTTTTGCAGTAGATGTAGTTAATGCAACTGGTGGTGGTACTGCTCCAAGTAATCCTAAGTTTGTAAAAGCATTTCAAAACCATATGTTTTATGCTGGTGCAACTAACTCACAAGAAGTTATATTTAGTGTACCATTTGCAGAAGATAATTTTACAACAGGTAGTGGTGCTGGTTCATTTAAAGTTGACTCAGCTGTTGTTGGAATGAAAGTATTTAGAAATGAATTAATTATATTTTGTGCAGATAGAATATATAAATTAACAGGTACAACATCTAGTAATTTTGCAGTACAAGAAGTTACAAGAAATATAGGTTGTAGAGATGGTGGTAGTATCCAGGAGATTGGTGGTGATGTTATATTCTTAGCACCAGATGGATTAAGAACTATTGCAGGTACGGCAAGAATTGGTGACGTTGAACTAGGTTCTATCTCTAGACAGATACAGTCTAGAATTGATGATATAGGATTAAATAGAATATCATCTTTAGTTATTAGAGATAAATCACAATATAGATTATTTTATCCTACAACTACAGGGCCACAAGGTTCAGCAAAAGGAATTATAGGTGTATTAAAAACTAATCCTAATACAGGATCTATTGGTTTTGAATACTCAGACATGATAGGTATTAAACCATCATGCACAGACTCAGATTTTATAAGTGGTGTTGAAACACAAGTATTCGGTGGATTTGATGGTTTTCTATATAAAATGGAAACAGGTAATACATTTGCTAATGGATCAACTAACTCTACGATACTAGCAGTATTTAGATCTCCAGACATGGTAATGGGAGATCCAGGTGTTAGAAAATATATGCAAAGAGTTAATCTAAACTACGAAGGAGAAGGTACAACAGTTACAGCAGACCTTGCAGTTAGATATGATTATGATGATCAGAATACACCACAACCAGATAAGATATCAATAACATCAGGTGGAGGTGCAGCAGTATATGGAGTTGCTTTATATAATAATGCAACATACGATGCATCAGGTATACCACTAATAAGACAATCAGTAGAAGGATCAGGATTTGCAGTTGCACTAAAGATAGATGATCAAAGTAGTTCAGATGCATTTTCAATTAAAGGCTTTCAGCTAGAATTTACTCCAGGAGGAAGAAGATAATGGCAGGCTATTCAGCACGACAATCAACATTTACATCAGGTGATCTTATAACTGCAGCTCATTCTAACGATGAGTTTAACCAGTTATTAGCAGCATTTAATGCATCTACAGGACACACGCATGATGGTACTGCGGGTGATGGTGGACCTGTAACTACTCTTAGAGACTCTGATGCTTTAAACAAAATACTTGTAGATACAAGTAATAATCATTTAGAATTTTATGTAGAAGTATCTTCTGCAGCAGTACAACAGTTAAGAATACAAGATGGTGCTATTGTACCTATTACAGATAATGATATAGATTTAGGTACATCAAGTTTAGAATTTAAAGATTTATTTATAGATGGCACAGCTAATGTTGATGCTATTAACTTAGATGGTACACTTATTACATCAACTGCAGCAGAACTAAATATATTAGATGGTGTAACTTCTACAGCAGCAGAACTTAATATATTAGATGGTGTAACTTCAACTGCGGCAGAACTTAATATTCTTGACGGTGTAACTGCAACAGCAGCAGAATTAAACATAATGGATGGTGTAACTGCTACAACAGCAGAACTAAACATTATGGATGGTGTTACATCCACAGCCTCAGAATTAAATTTAGTAGATGGTATTACAGCAGGAACTGTAAGTGCATCTAAAGCAGTAATAGTAGATTCTAATAAAGACTTAACTGGACTTAGAAACTTAACTATTTCTGGAGATCTTACAGTATCAGGTGATGATATTACTATGGGTACAAATACTGCAGGTAATTTATTAGTTGCAGATGGTACAAACTTTAATTCAATAGCAGTAGGATCATTATCAGAAATATCTACTGTTGCTAATGATGATGTATTTTTAGCAGTTGATACTTCAGGTGGTGGTCTTAAAAAGATTGCAAGATCAGCAGTAGTTGCAGGACTAGCTACATCAGGTGCAATATCTAATGTTGTAGAAGATAGTACTCCACAATTAGGTGGTGATTTAGATGTTAATAGTAATGGTTTAGTATCAACATCAAATGGTAATATTGCTTTAACACCAAATGGAAGTGGTGTTGTTAGAATTGATGGATCTAATGGTATTGATATGGAGTCAGGTGCTATATCAATAAAAAACTCTGGTGCTGAATCTTATGTAAGATTTTATTGTGAATCTAGTAATGCACACTATACACAATTACAAGCAGCACCTCACTCAGCTTACTCTGGTAATGTATCAGTTGTATTACCTGCAAGTGCAGACACCTTAGTTGGTAGAGCTACTACAGATACATTAACTAATAAAACTTTAACTACACCTGTTATTGCAGAAATAGATAACTCTAGTAATATTACATTAGATGCTGGTGCTGATATTATTTTAGATGCAGGTGGAGCAGATGTAACACTTAAAGATGATGGCACAACTTTTGGTAGTTTAACAAATTCTAGTGGAGAACTTGTAATTAAATCAGGATCTACACCTACTACAGCCATGACATTTAGTGGTGCTAATGTAACTTTTGCAGGTACAGTAACTATTGGATCTGCGGGTATATCAGAAGCAGAACTAGAAATATTAGATGGTGCGACAGTT